CCAGGCCCAGGACGCAGGTCTTCCCCACGAAGCGCTCTGCCTCGTTGGCCTTGGTGATCGTCCGTCCGTAGACGGATGAGGCAAAGATCGAGTACACATCCTTCCTGTTGGCGAACTGCTGGACCACATCCTCCTGCCCTGCCAGCCATGCCAGCACTCGCGCCTCGATCTGCGAGGAGTCTGAGTTGATGACGACGTAGCCCTCGGGCGGGACGATGGCCTTCTTCAGCGCCTTCTTTTTCGGATCACGGCTCGGCAGGTTCTGGAAGTTCACCTTGTCCACGCCCGACCAGCGTCCGGTGTGTGCTCCGTAGTATTTCAACGGGACAGGGATACTGCCCCGGTTGCGTCTGCTGACCTCGATGAAGCGCTCGATGCGCTTCTCCTCCAGCGTGGACTTGGTCCCCAGGCGCACAGCGCAGAGCTGCTGCACGACGGGGTTCTCGTGTTCAGTCAGCGCGATGAAGCCCTCGTCCTTCTTGGCCAGGGCATACGTCTCCTTGCCTGTCGTAGGGCTGATCTTCATCGGCACTTCAAGGTCGAACGTGCGCAGCACATCAGCGAACTGCTTGTTGCTGGACAGCTTCTTGCGCACCTCTTCTTCGTTCGCTGCTTGCAGCGTATCTTTCAACGACAACAGCAACTGAGACCGCTCGGTCCTCAGATCGTCGAGCCGGTCCTGCAGCGCAGGCTCGTCAGCGTACAACTGCGGGTGAGTGAACATCCGCAGGGTGATGTCTATGAGTCGAAGCTCTTCGATGGGGAAGTTCTTCGACATGATGTGGAACAGGTCGTACGTCAAGCGCACATCGTTCTTGCAGTACTCGCCATACCGGGCAAGGTCGTCTGGCGCGAAGTCCATACGTGTCTTACCCTTGGCTGCTACCACTTCTGTGCCCTTGACGCCGATCTGATAGCGCTCAGCCAGCGCCTTCAACGATCCTCCTGCCTCCATGCCATGGAGCGCTCGCGCCATGGACAGTGTGTCCAGGAAAATCATCGGCGTTATGCCGAACACCCAGTGAAGGATCGCGCCGTCGAACATGGTGTTGTGTGCCAACGCCATGCTGTTCTTCCAGTCGAACTGGCGCAACCACTTGCGCGTCTCCTCGCGCGTACCGCTGAACCACTGAGGCTGACCACCATCGACTTGGACGCCTACACCGATCACTTCAAATTGCACATCTCGGATGTATTCCTCGGTTGTGATACGGGACAGACTGAATGCGTCACTGTAGAACGTCTCGAAGTCGAAGGTGATCAGCATGTCAGACGGCTCCGGTGCGCAGGCTGATCGCGCGGTCGAGATACCAGCGGGCCTTCTTCAGGTCTGCCAGCTCATCATCTTTCTTGCCTGCCCTGGAGACGTATGCCACCACGCTGCCCAGGTGGTAGTCGAGACGCTTGGCCTCGATGAAGTCGATGACTTCGATGCCACCATCGGTGTAGTGCGGCGGATTGTTGATCAGGTCCATGAGGTATCCCTGAGGCGCGACATCGCCAGTGGGCTCAACGACGGGCTCGGCAGCAGGCTCGATGACAGGAGCCGCTTCGATCTTGCTCGCCTTCTTCATCTGACTACGAACAACGTAGACGTACTGCGGATTGCAGTTCAGCTTGAGCGCAACGTCCTTGGGGACAGCATCGGGATGCTTGGTGAGGTACTCACGGATGAGTTGGTTGATGCTTTTTGCCATGATTGATTCCTGGTTGAGAGATTTGTTTTTTACTGCACACACTACGCGACTACGTCATGACTTCCTCCAGTCGAGTTGGTTCTTGAGTTCATCCAAAGGCTTGAGCTTGCGGTTCTTGGACTGCGTCTCGGCGGGCATCCTCATCTCGCGCTCGGCAGTCTCGCACGAAACGTAGACTATATGACATAGTTTACACATCCGTCTACGCCAAACTTTGCCACCAGCCGGTCTGCTCTCTAGCACATTGCCGCTGCTGTCCCTATCACAGTGTGGACATCTCACGTTTTTTCATCCTTCGTCGTGCAGACCTCTCGGTCGAAGTCATCCTCGGTGGGCGCTTGGTATCAGGCGCACTGCCCCACCCCCAGACAGCGATTGTGTAACGGCCCATGGTGTCCTGGCGCCACAGCGCCACACGCACCAACCCCCGGTTACGAAGGGCGCGGATGAACTTGCGCGTGGTGTTGGTCGCCAATCCCGAGGTCTCGTGAAGCTCTTTCAACGTACCGCCCGTGTGGACCAGGGCCTCGACCACCGCCGCGTAGGCTGTGGTGTTGCTGAGGTGCGTGTTTAAAGCCATCAGAAGAGCGCTTCCTCACCTTGGCCCCGCTCAGCGCGGGCTTGCTTGGCGAACCACCGGGCGACGATGGTACGTTCCTCGTCTGTCTTGAAAGGCCACAGCCAGCGAGCAAGCGTCAGGCCGCAGGGGTGCATGGGTTCGTTCATTTCTTCTCCTTGGTCAGCTTGGAAATACAGGGTTCGTCAAGTACCCACGGGCCGATCCACACGGTGCGTGTGGCTGCAGGATGCAGCGGGCTGACCTTGATGTTTCTCAGGCAGTCCTCGCACTCGGGCTTGTGTGCCCCGGCGCACCGGGCTATGTCACTGGGGAGGTAGGTCATCTGCTCCTCCTTGCTGTAACAAATTCTTTGATGTGCAGCAGCGCATAATCATAGCCTTCGGAAAACATCGGATGGCGATCTCGTTCCATGCCTATTAGTTCATCAATCGTACCAAGCGTGGCTTCGCGTTCGGCAGCTATTGCCTCCGCTATCTTCTTGTCCGCGTCCCACGGGAGCGGTGTGCCGCCGAGTTCATACGCCTTGTTTCTCCACATTGCGGCGCTGAGCTTGTGGATTTCACAGTACGGGCAGGTCATTTGTTCCCCCTCGCTCTGATTTCTGCTGCGCACTTTTGCGCGATGCCCTCGATGCTTGCGTGCTGGTCGCAGATGTCGGCGCAGGCGGCGCGCTCCATCAGCAACCTCTCCGTAATCTGCGTGCCAAGGTGGTCCAGCAGATCCTCTATCGTGTCGCCGTGGCCGGTGGCGTAGCCGCAGTTGCGCATCCAGTGAGCGACTTTTTCGCGTTGGGCTGTGGCACCGGCCTCGTGCCATGTGGTCATCTCATTCTCCTAAGCCACCGCCACAGCGGCAGCAACGCTAATCCGTGGACGAAGCCGCGCAGAAAGGCGCGGAGTTTCACGGTTGGGCCTCTGCTTTGGCGATGGCGGCGCGGGCTAGTGCTGCGGTCATTGCGTCGTGGGTTGAAACTTCAATGTTGTTCAACGCCCCCAGCAGTTCGGCATTCACCGCGTGCAGCCGGCGCAGTTCGGCTGCGGCTTCGGGTCCGCAGTCGCTAAAGCCAGCCGCAAGAGAATCAGCCAGCCGCAGGGCGGTAGATTCAGCCATTTTCTTTCTCCTTCCAGCCCACTTCCATGTTTAGCCAACCGATGCCGATCCAAAAACCATGCAGGTCGTCTCTGCCAAAACCAAGTGCGGGCCACACCAAGCAGTGTGGTTGGTTTCTCTCAAAGTACATCATGTGTTCTTCTCCTTCAGCGCGGCCTCGATGGCGCGGCAAATGTCAAACAAAGAAGTGCCGCCTTCCAAGTTGTTATCGAGTGTTTCGTTGATCTCCTCCTCGCTCAGCGACCGCCACTCGCGGCGGGGTGGGGCGGTGTAGAGTGGATTCCATGCACCCGACTCAGCATTGGCTGGCAGCTTCTTGCGGAAGTGCGCAGTGTTCAACCACTGCCACGCCACCGGCTCCTGCTCCTGCTGCTCCTCCTGCGCCAGCGCGGCGCGGAGGGCTTGCTTTCGACGCTCAAGTTCGTAGTGGTCGACCACGCCAGATGGGGGGGCATCTAAAACCTCCAACGCCTCCAGCGCCTGCTGGGCGGCTTGTCTCAGGTCACTCACTTGATCACTCCCACAGGACCGAACACCAGACCGATCAACATGATCGCAATGACCACGCCCAGCACCTTGGGCCACAGCGGCTCGGGCTCGACAAACCGGTGCGCCTCGATCTCGTCGGGATCAACACAGGGCTCGGCGGGGAGCCACTCCGTGCCACAGTAGACACACTTGTATCCACCAGACATGTACACCCGCCACTCGTGCGTGCCCTTCTCGGACGGCTTGCAAACGTCTTCGTTCATGTCAACTCCTTCCTCTGCACATGCGTGGCAAGCAACCACTTGTCGCCCAGCCTGCGGATGGCCTGCACCCAGGCCCTCTGGTTGTACCTGTCCAGGCGTCGGTCGCCCGTATTCCATAGGCGACGAGACATGGTCAGCATCTTGGTCTTCACGGCGTCTCCTCGATCTCGTACCCTGCGTTGCGCAGCGCCCTGGGGATGTCCTTATCCCCCTGGAAACTGCCCGGGAGTTCGTGCCAATCCTCGACGGTCCCATCTGGTCGGGCGGAAAAAATGTAAGTCTCCGGATCGTTCATGCCCGGAAGAGAATCCAACACAGGGTTATGTGTCCGATAGGGGTCGATAGCGCTCACGATGACGTAGTCGTGCTCTTCGTATGGCGGATCCATACGGAACAGCCACGCTTCGCCTCGGAAGTCGTCCATCTTCCGGATCTTGTGCGCGATCTTCATGCTGCCCTCTTGATGTTCTTCTCGCTCTTCACGGGAGCGGTGCTGATCTCGGGGAACGTCGGCGGCTTGGTGCCGCAGCCGCGAGCAGCGGCCCAGGACAGGATGACCTTGTCCTTGGCAGCTTGTTCTTTACGCATCCCCTCGGGGGTGAGACGCACGGGAAGTTCGTTACTCTTGATCTTGCGATTCATATTCTTTCTCCATCAGTTCCTTGAGACTTCCTACATTGTGTTCATCGATGATGAACGCGGACCCTCCGGCATCTTGAATTGCCTTCAGGTTGGACAACTGGAGGCGTGTAGGCTTGCCTCCATTTGCTTTGCACTCGATGCCGTAGAACTTTCCTCTGTAGCAGCAGAGGATGTCCGGGACACCTGCGTTGCCGAACCCTGAGGCTACGGGCATCGTGTAGTACGCGCCCATGGCCTTCAAGGTCTCGACCGCTTTCTTCTTTACCTTTCTCTCTGGTGTGTCTACCACCGTATCCTCTCAAACAGTTTTTGGCTCAGCACGAGGATGTACGCTTCCCAGTCAGGCCCTCTCGGTATCAACTGCCAGCCGATACATGCGAGTCTAGGATCGGGTGGAACGTAAATCCCCGGACCGAAAGAGCGATTCATCCTGACATCCTCAGGAAACGCGCGGACCATGGCGATCAGTGCCTTGATCTCCTGAGGCACAGTCTCATCACTAAAAAACTTCGTCTGGTAGTCCCCCACTGTGACCATGTACCTGTATGGATTCAGCACCCATACAGATACAGGCGTGCGTACATCGCCACTCTCGTTAGAGATAGGAACGGGCTCAAACGTGTCGATGCGCTCACTCGGCATGATTAGGGATCAGTACCCAGAACGACTCGGTAGAGGACGAATAGCCACAGGCGACGTCTATGTCTGCGTGGTACTCGTCTGCCAGACGCATGTTCAACTCGTTGTCGAGGAAGGGGCTCTCGGTCTTGCCCTGCATGTAGGTACGGATGATCGCTGCCTCACTAGCCAGCGGACTGTCTCGCAGCGAGTTGTAGCGGGTCACGTCAGACATGACAATCGTGTCGTTAAGTTTGGTCGCAGTGCATACGAAGTAGCACACACCTTGGTTCAAATTGTCTTGCGCGATGCCGATAGCTGTCGAACCTTCGTAGAAGCGCTTAGACGCCTTTTTACTATCTGCGATACTCGCGGCCTTGGCAACATACTTGTTGTATTCCAACAGATATTTGTCTTTATCGGCTTCGATGGACTCATAGTTTTTCTCAAAGACCGCCACGAGAAGACCCGCCATCATTCGTTGAGACATCTCAATGCCGTAATGCGGCGCTTGATCAGCCTTGAGGGCACCGAATGCGTAGCTCAAGGATCTCTTTTCCTTTTCGAGGATCCTGTTCGTGTTCGGGACTTCGCCGTTCTTGGTCATCGCAGAGATGATGCCAGTTATCTTGGACGCCTCGCGCGTTCTCCTGGCTACGCCCGTACCCTTCTCCTTGCTGACGAAAGGTCCTATGTACTGGAAGGAGTGCTTGCCCTTGTTGGGGCCAGCGTACCTGTAAGCGTATTCCAGTGTGCCTGCTTCAAACCCCTCGGGGGTGATGAACACCACGCCCTTGCTGGTATGCAGTCGCCACGCACCCATGGAGAGGTTGAACTGCGCACACATTTCCGCCGCGCCCTTGGCGAGGATTGGATTCTGGTCCAG